CGTATTTAGCGCCCCCGAAGGTTGTAATACAAACGGGTCCGTATCGAGGCAAAAATTGTAACAGTATAGCCCGTCCGGCGCATTTCCCTTTGTTCGCACATATTTTTCGACATAGTTGAATACGCCTGCATCAAGCGGATTCTCGCGATATTTACCGTCTAATAAAAGAGCCATATTCATTAATATGTCCCGCTGATTCTCGACATTAAACGGCTGCGTAACAAAATATCCTGTATTATTCGTAGTCGCCGGATTATAACCGGGGCCTATATATGGCCCAATGCCCCCTGGTGGTACGGGAACGCACGACAAATCTAATGCGCCATATTGCCCATTATAGTCGGTTTGAGGGCTAACAGGTGCGGGGATTACATCCACGGGCAAATACCCATAAGGCCAATTCGTATAATTGCTCCACTGGTTGCGCAGATTTATGTCGCTCCTTTGAAAGAAAAACATCCAGCTACTTACCATACCAAGTGTGTTCTCCAGCCATACGCGCTGTGAACCTGTTACATTATTGAAATTCCATTCATATGCCGACTTTATGAGATACTTCTGCTCATTTGCCGCGAATACTTTTGCCTCATCATTTGACAAAAACCCATACGTACTTATCAAATGAATATCGGCATTCCAATCTGATTGTGCAGAATTTTTGTATGTATCCGCAGCCAAAGTAACACTTGGTGGCGACTGTAGAAATCTATACATCTGCATGTAATCCTTCGCATAATTCGGCCTAACAATCGGCCACCCATTTGCGGGGTCCATTACGTCGCGAATTGTATAAAGGTCTTGTATTGGTCGCATAATTACATCAATCTGTAGCTGATTATATTGGAGCGCGATGAGCGGAAAAGCCATTTTACTTGAAAGCGTAAACCAGGCATTAATAGGTATATATAACTTGCGCGAACGTATCGACGGTTCCGATCCTTGTGATAATGATGTGTAATAGGCATTCGGATATATATTTATACGGCTACCAGAGTTGCCAGGGTCATTTAACTCCGCTATATTCCCAGTCATTTGGTTATATAAATTCTTCTTGTCCTCGGTAAAATCGCGCTGTACTAGCCCCAATAAATATTTCCCCGTTAATATTTGAAGCGTCTGTCCGCCAACAGATATTACGATTTCTTTTATCATCTGCGTTCCTAAATTTTCAATCCATCTGAACTCATATGGTGCCCAATTCTCATTACAGTTACTTGGGGGCATAATCGGGCTCCATATAGTTGGAAGTGTTATTACAACATATGTATCCATTAACAAGTCGGCATATCGAGGTATATAAAATGTGAATTTTGATTCCGTTGATGCTCTAAGAGAGCGCTGTCCTGTAAAGTCTATCCTAAATTTTTGTAGACCGAAGTTTGTATATTTTGCGTAAGTAGATTTAAAAAATGTTTTTTTGGGGTTTCCGTTTAATATAACACTTTGATTTCCGAAAGATACAATATTTAGTAAACCTCCTGCCATTATTTTTTATATATATTTAACATATTAATAATTTTAACAAGTTTTATATATATATTATTAATATCAATATATATATAATATTATAATATATCAATTCGATAAAATGTCACAACCAACCACTACTCAAACATCATCATCATCAAACTCTCTGGATATATTATCACAATTCAGTGCTAAAAAAATACGTAGTATGTTAAGTTCTAGTGCCTCACCTGTCGCCATTCATTGGTTTGGTATGGCATTTGTAATTGTAATTTTACTGTGGTTAATTACATATGTAACAACGAAACTAAATCTTAATACCACAAATTGCGGAAGTATTAAATCATATTATGGTGAACCTACAAAAATAACATCTAGTTGGACGAGTTTAAACTCTAAAGACTACCAGAAAAATCTCCGCGATTTCTATATTAAAACGGCATATAATTGTTGCGCATCAGGTCAATATAAAAACGACTATGTCAGCTTATGCGCTTTACATAATACAATCATACAAGGATGTAGGTGCCTCGACTTTGAAATATACTGCTTAAACGACACTCCTGTAGTTGCGATTTCTTCTATTGATATGGTCGGTGTAAAGCAAAGTTATAATGCATTACCAATCTCTGTAGTTTTAGCCGATATACGAAAGTACGCTTTTTCCGAAGCTAAAATACCCGGCGATGGAAAGGTACAGCGTTTTTGTCCCAATTCAAACGACCCCTTATTACTACACTTCCGTCTTAAAACAAATAAAATAAATGTTCTTAATCAGCTTGCCTCCGAAATAGCGCAGTCTCTTGGTGATAAATTGTTGCCGATTGATTATATGCGCGAATATGATGGCAAAAATCTGACAAAAGTTCCCATCAATGTTTTTATAGGTAAAGTCGTTATTATGGTCGAGAAAAGTAATACGTCGCAAGGTATGCCTATCCTTTATCAGTCTATGAATCTATGGGAACTTACGAATGTTACTACTAATTCCGTTTTTATTTATGAGCAATTTTTCAGTGATGTTAAAAATACGACTGATCCCCAGGAGATTACCGACTTTAATCGTCAAAATATGACCGTCGTGTTACCTGATATGTCTCAATATAATATAAACTACATTTGTACTGTTCCACAAATACTAGGCTGTCAGTTAATGGCTATGAGCTTCCAGAATCATGACCAAAATTTGATTACTTATAATGACCTTTTTGAAAAAGCAGGTAGTGCGTTTGTACCTAAGCCCGATTCATTATTGTATAAGCAGACTTATATCCCCAAGCAGAAACCATTACCGGCACGATTGAATCCTGCTACGAAATATACTAACGTTGGTGGTCTTACTTTGGCAAATTAGTACTGACCATTTATTTTATTTTATTTTATTTTATAGTAATAATATAACATACAAGAATCTATAAAATAAAATAATATAAAACAGATAAAACAGATAAACAGATAAAACAGATAAAAAGGATAAATGGATGAAACAGATAAAGAAGTGGACGACTCCATACATTCTAACATATTGTATTATGAAAATCGCGAACTAGAATTATTAAAAAACGCAATGAATATTGAAGCAAAGAAACGCGGAGAGCGTATTGCGCAAAATCCTATAATGAAACAAATTATAAATGTTCTGGAAAAATTTATTCGTGATAAGAAGCTTGTTTGTTATGGCGGTACAGCGATTAATAATATTCTCCCGGAATCTGAGCAATTTTATAAACGAAATTTAGAAATACCTGATTACGATTTCTTTTCTTCTAACGCAATAAATGACGCAAAAGAATTAGCCGATATTTATTTCCGCCAGGGATTTTCCGACGTTGAAGCAAAAGCAGGAGTTCATTATGGCACATATAAAGTATTTGTCAACTTTTTTCAAATCGCCGATATTACCCAACTCGACAGTAAACTATTTAGTAGTCTGAAGAAAAATGCATTACTGAAGGACGGTATGTTATATTCGCCGCCCAATTTTCTTAGAATGGCGATGTATTTAGAATTATCTCGGCCTGGTGGCGATATTACGCGATGGGAAAAGGTATTTAAGCGTTTAAATATTTTAAATCGCCACTATCCCTTGAAGGCGACAAATTGTGACCCCGAAACATTTAAGCATTCACTATCAGCGCGTTCATATAATAAACAGTTTCAAAATGAAAAGGAAAAAATACAGACTATTATAAAAAATATTGCTTCAAAGGAAAAGCTCGTTTTTATTGGTGGATATGCTAATATATTATATTCGCGCTATTTACATAATAATGAGCGCGCTTATTTAGAAGAAATCCCGGATTTTGATTTATTATCTAATACACCAGATAAAACAGCCAAAGCCATAAAAGAATCATTAGAGAAGCAAGATATACGAAATATAACGATTGAAACAAAGGCTGCGATACCCGATTACTTATCAACGCATTTTGAAGTCCGTGTCGGCTCACAACCTGTTGCATACGTATATAAACCACTAGCATGTCATAGTTATAATTCGATAAAGGTTAAGGGGAAAATATTTAGAGTTGCTACAATTGACACAATGATGAGCTTTTATCTCTTATTCTTGTACGCTGACCGCCCATATTATAATCCGCGTAGAACTCTTTGTTTGTGTGAGTATCTATTTAAAATCCAGCAAAAAAACCGCCTTAAACAAACGGGATTGTTGCGACGATTCAGTATAACGTGTTATGGTAAACAAAAGACCATTGAAGATATTCGCAATGAAAAGGCAAAACAATATAAGCGCCTTAAAACCAAAAAGAAGAGCAAGGAATATCATAGGTGGTTTTTGCGTTATAATCCCGAATTAAATCCTGAAAATAAACCCTTTATTGTTCAGAGTAAGACGCGTGAGGATATAATCAACGAGGCTAAACTGGCACTCGAAGCGAAAATTCTCACTTCTAAAGCTGTAATCGAAGGAATAGACGATATACAGAAAATCGATAAACTGAAAAAGAAGAATATTGTGCCTACGCCATCACCTATGTCACCCATTAGGTCACGCTCATCTTTTAGCCGCGTAAAGACAAATAAACTTAATAATCGTAAAAATATATCAGCGCGATTATCTATGCGCACTCCTAAAACTCGTAAAAATAAACAGGTTGAAAATCTGTTATTTGTAGAAGATAATTTTACACCATCTAATATGTAGTTAAATATAGGATACCGTGCGATACCGTACTATACCGCACGATACCGTGCGATACTGTACTATACAATACAATAATAACATGTACATATTGTTATTATTGTCCTTATATTCTCTGTCTTTATATTCGTAAATGTTTGCGCATGTGTTTGCGCATGAATCAGCACGATTATTATAATGTTTCAACACAATCAAGTAACTTTGTAAGTCCGAAATACCCTAAAGCAAATAATGCGCTCATAAATACAAGTCCGCTAATGTTAAAGTTTCCATCAGCATTAAATACAGATGGCACAAATTTTAAAATATACTTTCGTGTAACTGGAAGCTGGAATGCGAAATAAAGTATACCCACTAAAAGAGGAACCTGTATTAATTTATATAGATTTTCCATATTATCATCACTGCGTACTTGTGTGGCATATTTTACATCATTCATAACATCCTCTTCATGCTCTTCGATATAATTATTATTTTGGGGCTGATTTTGCGGCTGTCTTGGTATAAAATTCGGATTAATATGTTGGTCGTTCATCATATTAGATGTGCTCATGGGTATGTCTCGAGATGGTAAATTGGTTAGACCATTTGCGCTTGCCCTTTGTATACCATTTACAAGCTCGTTAATAATATTGGGTTGTTGATTGGGTCCATTCATCATGCCGCCGCCTCCGCCGCCGCCGCCGCCACCACCACCGCCTCCACCCATATTCATGCCTGCTATATTTGGGGAATAAACTTGCCCCTGTAGTTGGGGTGGAATTTGTACGTTTTGTGGGACACCACCACCACCCATACCACCCATACCACCCATACCACCATTAATCTCCATTTTTTGAATTGTAAGATTATTTTGATTACCGCCCATTATAGGATCTGTTGGAAGATCATCGATGCTTGTTGTATCGCCCATTTCTTAATATATTCTATAAAGAATGATAGATTTGGAGTTACTACGCAAATCTCACCATTTTCTTTTTAGAGTCGCACAATACAGATTTATTCTTATATGTAAAACATTTGTCCCCATAAATATAAGTATCTTTTTCTAATTCGGCTATAGGTGGTGATGTGAAAATAATACAACTATCCCCTTGACATTCTTTTCTAAATAATGTTGAAAGACCCAAACCTAGAATAATAGATATTATATATTTACTTGTACTAGAATGTAACCAATTTTTTAGGTTCATATGTTATATTTATATACTATATTATATACTATACTATATAATATACCATATATTATATATTATTTTATATAATATACAAAATTATTGCCTATATCATGTACCGGAAATTATATATGAGTATATCATACCTGTATTGGTATTGTTTTTAATGAACCGGTATTGTACGGACACTTATTTTCTGTCGCAACAAATGTAAAACAGTTATCCCCTCTATCTTTATATTGGAAATTACTACTATTATCTACTGTGGGGTAAATTAATATACTTCTCTGTGGCATATTTGACATATATATATATACCATACCTATCATAAAACTTAAAAAAAATAATGGTAGCGAAATGTACTTCATTCAGTATATATATACATATATAAATATATATAAAACATATATTTATTTATTCTAATTAAATGACAACCACCGTTGAATATTATATAAATACGCATCCACGTCGTTAAATATTCTTTTTATTTTCAGTTATGTTTGCCGTTTCTGATTTCTTAGCCATACACATTACCTCACATTTACAATCTACACCCCCTGCTCTTGGTGGAGAATTCGTTATTACACAAATA